AACCCAAACATTTCTTCCTAGATCTGCATCAGGTATTTTTACCCATGGCCAATATTCAGCAACATAATTTGAATCTCTTGCTTCTGCTTTTGCAGTTGCGCTTGATAATCCTGCTGCATATTCTATTGGATCTACTACTAAGAAACAATCTGCTCTAGATTCAACCATTCCAATGGCTTCAGTAATTACTGGAGCATGATTACTAAAGTTATCAATTACTCCTGGTAATGTTAATAAATTAATATCATATTCATCTTGATTCTTTAATAATCTAATTGCATCTTGATAAGCCGAATTACCTGTTGATGTAAATGGAATACCTTGTGAATTTGTTGAAGATATTTCATCATAGAATTTCATTGGTGCTGTTTTAGCAGTACCATCTGTTCCATTACTAAATGAACCTGATTGCGCAACTGGAATAAAATCTGTTAATGATGCATCTCTAATTGCTCCATTTGCATCTAAATAGTTATAAGTATTTTTAGCTACACTTACTCTGACATATTTAGATCTATTTTGGAACGATCCAGATAATTGAAGGAATGGATCTAATCCACCAGCATCTCTTACTGTTGTTACTTGGTCTCCAATTCTTCTTGCAATATAATTTGTATCATTTGGATCTAATGTTAAGTTATTATATTGTTCTAAAATAACTTTTCTATTACTAGTATCATTACCTCTTCTTAAGATCATATTAAATGAACCTTTATTAGTATTTCTAGAAGTAATTTCAAATCTTATATTATTATCAGATCCTGAAGCTAATTGATTGTTTGTGCCTTCAATTGCAGTAAAACTATTTTGATCTGCTCCGTCTGATAATGTATGTAATGTAAACACTGTTTGACCAGCACTTGAATCAGTACCACCTTCAGATGTTACTGCAGTTGTAAATGTTGCTGGATCAGCGGCTGATGCTGTTTGTATTGTAAATCCATTTCCTGATGTTCCTGCACTTGATGCAGATAATGTTAATGAGAATGGATGAGCAGCTGTCTTACCTGCTGTAATACCTAATCCTGAAGCATTTATTTCTGTTACTAAGTTATCAATTTGTGACGATGTATTTGCTCCTGCTGCAAAGAATTTAATTGATCCATCTGCTGAATCACCAGTACCATCTGCAGCTGCAACAAATGTAGTTGCTGTTCCGCCCACAGTTGTTATCTTATATCTTTCTTGTTCAGTAGCATTATGAATTGCTATAGATGCAGTTGCAAAATTTACTCCGGTAACAACTGTATTGCTTACAGTTGCAGATGCAGGACCTGCTCCAGGAGCAATTCTTACTACCGTTAATGTATCTGCATATTTTAGATATTCTTGTGCAGCATAGTTTGTTAAATATTTATATGAATTTTCTGATGCTCCAGAACCTGATGAAAATTTTCCTCCAAATTTTTGTACAAATTCTGAATAATTAGAAACTATAGTTGGAATTCCTGCTGGACCTTTAGATGTTGGTCCTACTAATGCAGCTCCAATTGCTTGGACACCGGCAGGTAAAAACGATTGATCTACTTCGTTTGTAAATACTCCGGGTGATACAATTTTTTCAGCCATGTTAATGCTCCTCTTTTTACTTTATCATTTCTTATAAATATTGGAACATTTAGTCAAACCATCACTTTGCAGGAATAAACTCACCACTTTGAATATCGACTGTTCCGGCTCCATATTTATTGTTCAATTCTTTTATTAAATCACTTTCATTTTCTTGTAATTTAACATATTCTTCTTGCAATTTATTTTTAGCATCTGCTAATGCTTCTAATCTTTGATTTGTTAATAAAATTTCTAATTCTACTTGACCAAATTCTGTAATTTTTTGTGCATTTGATTCACGTAGTTTAACAATTTTTTCTAACTCATCTTCTGTAAATTTTTTGTTTTCTGACATAACTAGTTCTCCTTTATTTTTATATAAATATATGCATAATCTTAATAACCACCCGGTGGAGCATCACTAACATTAAATCCATCTGTTTCAGTTCCAAATACAACTTTTTTCAATGAATAATTCTTTTCAAAATTAGATCTTCTTAACTCAAACGGCATTAATAATGTGCCTTTAACTGTTGCTGGAATTGTAGCTCTTACTATTCTATCTTCTCCAGTTGCATTAGTTGTTTCAAATGAAACATCTTGTAACATTGTAGGAAATTTATAAGTTGTTCCATATGCAAATCCATTTGTTGGCATTATTTGCTCTACTAATGAATTCATTTGCTCTGTATATTCTGTCCATAATAAAAATTCATATGCCACATCTACAAATTCTGGTATTGGAGCTGCATAAAATTCTTTACTACGTTGTACTCCATTGATCACCGAAAATCGATCATATCTATTTTTAACTGAATGTTTATTTTGATATATAAAATCATTACCAGATGGGTTTTGATTGACTCCTAAACTTTTTAAAGTGTCTCGCTCTGTAATAGATGCTCTCCTTATACTTATAATTGGGGTCATTATTTTCCCTTTACGGTCTCTCATATAACCTTTTGCTTGCACCTGTGCCCATTTTTCTCCATTAGTATACATAACCGGAACGTCAATTGTTTGTCCATTTTCAACTACTTGAGGTTTAATAACATCTCTTATAAAAGATATAATTGCAAAATCTACATCTTCAATTGTTACCTTAGGTGTTTTAATAATATCATTATCACGTCGTCTTTGATTAGCTCTATTAATTTCTGGATCACGTGAAAATGATGAATATGTTTTATTTAATTTTTTTTCTGCCATTATAAGTTCCTCGGTATTATACTAGGTTTATTTATTCCTGATCGAACTTCTTGTATATTTAATCTATTTCTTCTAGTAACATGAGCTGTAACTCTAACTGCTACAGATAATCCAAATTCGTCTCTATCTCCTTCTGTAAATCCTATATCTGTACTTGGGTTTCTGCCTGTCCAGTATTGTGATGAACCAACACCATCTATTTCATAATATTCATTATCATATTCTATTACATCGCCTTCTTCAATAATAATGTTTTTTTCTTTAAGATCATCACGAAGAAAATTAAACTCGCCGGCTCTTGTAGAATCATATCCTGTATCATCGCCTATATAAGATTTTTCTTCCTTTAAGGCCAAACAATTTATTCTCATTGGGCTATAATATATTTTATTATCTGCCTCATCATACATATTGGCTTTAGTATCATCTAATGATAGTTTGTAGAATGCTATTTCAGTATCAACAAAATTGTTAATCAATTCTCTATTTACTGATCTTACTAAACTTGCATCTCTTGCTGAGCCAAATAGTGCCATTTATTACCCTATATAAATTTTAAGTGGTATTTTATTCATTTGCTGTTGCATTGCATCTGCTTCAGCCTGTTTTCTTTCCAATTGTGCTTGTCTAGACATTGTATCAAGTATTTCTTTAAGTTCTGTTATAAGACCTTCTTTTTCGGTTTGCGCGGCCGAAATTAAATCACTTCCATTCAATGTTACTTCTGCATTTGGAATTGGTAATGCAGAATATTTTCCTCTAATATATCCTAACATTTCTTTAGCTAATGCTAATGCATATCTACGAATCCATTGTTTACCTACTGCATTAATATCTTTATATGTTATATCTTGATATGGAACATTTGAATAATCTGAAACAGCTCCTGTGTTTCCTTTTAAAGGATTAGATCGATCAGATTTTAATATGTAATCAAAATATACTTTTGTAAAATTAGATCCATCTGGGATTGGAAATAATCTTAATCTATTATTTACTAACTGGAATGAGTATGCAGATTTTCTTATTTGATCATTAAATTCAATTGCTTGAAATCTTGCTATATCATAATATAAAGGCATCATCATAAATGATACTCCCGGAGAAAACTGACCGAATCCAAATGTATCTAACATTTGTTGTGTTCCTAAACCAGTTCCAACAAATGGATCAAAATACTTAACTATTGCTGGAGGTGCTTCATGATATAATTTTTTAATTTCTATTGCATCTGTTCCCGGAGTTCCTGATTCTAATGATACTATTGATGAATCAGATAAGTCATATATTTGTTGACTACCAGTTACTGTCAATGAACCTGTGTAATATGTTACATTTCCGCCACTACCTGCTTCTGTTCCATATTCTTCAGCAAGTTCAACCAATCCTCCCATGTTAGGAGATACTTTTTGTTGAGTTAAATTATATCCTTTTGATCCTGTAGTTGAACCATATAGATTCAACATATTATCTCTAATATTATATGTATTTACTTGGGCTCCATATTCTGATATTGCTTCTTCAAAACATGCAAAGAAATTGACTGGTTGCAACTCTATATCTGTTAATGGATATCCTAATCGTTTAGCACACCAATCTGCAATCTTTTCCGTATCTTTTTGAAAATGAATATCATTGTCATATAATCCGAATGGAGTATCTCCCGGAAAGAATGATGATGAACCCGCCCAAATTGGAATATTTTTTGCCATATGAAATCCTCTTTTATATAAATATCATCAGATGATATAAATCTTTACTATAATCCAATGATTGACGTAGTAGAAGTTAAATCTAATACTTTTGTCGGTGTTGCCACTCCTATTACAGTTTTATCAGTAGCTCCGGACGATGCTTCGGTATATGTAGCTCTTAATCCAATACCACGTATAACACCAAATATTGGTGTAGCGTTAACTGCTATACATGTAACGGCAAACCCCCAATCGTCTTGACTTGATGGATTCCATGATAATCCTGATAAACTATTGCTAGCTCCAAAAAGTATATCATCACCTACCGTAGCGTTTTGGTATCTCTTATTAGGTCCGGTAATAGTTATACTATCAGGAGATGTATTAAATACTACTCCAGAGGGCGCCGTTCCTGCAGGTACTAATGGTGCTGAATAACTAGTTCCATTATAAAAATAAACTTGTAGTGTAGCAGATTCAGAGGCACCGGTAGATCCAAAATTACCTATATAGGGATTACCACTTCCATCAAAATCTGTTCCCGCTACTAATTCTATTCCATTGATAGTTGCATCTGTTGGTATTTGTGTTGAATTAAAACAATTATACCATAAGGTTCCTCGGTTAGCTGATGTTGCAAATGTCGCACTTGCTCCTGTAGCATTTTCATGTATTCTTTGAGGTTGGCCAAATGCAGTATAATTTGTACCATCGCCAATCCCAGTACCAACTGCCTGATTATTAAATGGTCCTTCAATACTAGTCGTTGGCATTGTAATTACTCCAATCTAATCCTTCTGGCCATAGCCAACCGGTTGTTTGATCATTTAACCCATCTGGTATAAATTTATTGTTAATATCATCCCATACTCCTATCGTGTCTGAAACTCCATTTTCAGATATCCAATATTTTTCATGTCCGGTTGATAATATGCTAGAATCTGATTGTTTTGATATTGAACCAGAATTATATGTTGATCTTATGAATGACATTATTTAACTACCCATGTATTATCTGGATTGAAATATATTGTATCTGTTCCATAATTCCATCCTACTACTCTGGCAACATGGCCAGATGTTGCAGTTACATTATGTGATGCAGAACCTGGAGATTCTAAATATAATGCACATCCATTATCTCCTCCTGGGTCATATCCAATATTTGCCATACCTCTTAACAACATTCCATCATCAGATGAATTTGTACCAACAGCTAAAGCTAATGATGATGATGCACACCCAGATGATCCGGAATGAGCTAATGTCCATCCTGAGCCGGTATGGGCATAAATTGCTCCAGCTAGTGTTGTACTATTTCCGAATCTAACTATATCTCCTTGGACATTACCTGTTGCAGAAATCGATCCAGTATCATATATAATATTTCCTTGTATATATCCAGAAGCTGTTACATGAATTGCACTTATATATCCATTAACTTCTAATCCGTTTGCTGATGTCGACTTTCCTTTAAGTACATGGAATGATCCTGTGCCTGCAGATACACTTCCATTTAAACTACCACTTATATTGCCCGATGCTGTTATATGACCAGATGCATTTATATCTCCAGTAATTATTCCTGGTCCAGCAAATCTTACATAATTTGATGACTCTCCTATTACTAGATCAGTTGCATCATGATATAATATAGGTATATTATCAAATTGATAACCTTGTACTTGATTTGTTAAGCTTATACCGCCTTCTGATTGAACATCTGCAAATGATCCACTACTTCCAATTATATTTCCACTTGCACTTACAATAGAAGCAGTTAAAGGACTAGTCATAAGAATCTGTTGGTTGGTCACATTTGTTTTACCAATTTCAATTTTTGATGTGCCGGTTGAACTACCTAATTGTGCTGTACCTGCATTAAATGATAATATTTTTATATTGTCAGAATAATAATCACTTCCATATATATTACCACTTGCACTCATTGCTCCTGAGGCTGATATATGTCCATGGATTGTGGTTTGTTTAGTTGCTCCTTCCCTTCCTATATGAATTTGAGTAGTATTAGTATCATATCCAATATCTAGCGAATATCCTGACCCTGCAGTAAATGAACCTATTGCGTTATTTCCATGGAGTTTATAATTTTCCGCATCTATTGTACCACTTGAACTTATGTTACCTTCTACTTGTAGTTTTTCTGTTGGTGAGGTTGTTCCAATGCCTACGTTACCTGCTCCATCGAAAGTCATTTCCTTTCTATTATCGGTACTATTTTGAATAGTTAATCCACCATCCAAATGTCTAATTTTATATGTATCAAGACTATCTCTTTTTAATTCAAACCCATGAGATGTACTTGCTCCATCAACTGTTACAAATCCTTCATTTATAGTTGCATTATTTGCTATTAAATCACCACTTGCACTTATATTACTTGAGGCTGTTACATGTCCACCGGAAACATTAATTCCATCTCCAAATTCAACACCTATTTTTGCATTATCTATACGATCGAGCCTATTAGCAAGAAAAGTTGTATGTACAGTTAAATTATTTGCTGTAATCGTTCCACTTGAACTTATATCTCCTGATGATGTTATAGCTCCATTAAACGAATGCTGATCTGTATTTTCATTACCATATGATATTTTTTCCCAATAATTATTTCCTGCTATTTTTAATTCAGTTGTAGAATTTTGTAATACTGAATACCCATCCACTCTATATTTTGCAGTTCCGGCTGCGTCATAATTGGCATCTGTAAGTTTTACTCCTCCCGTAAATGTACCTTGTCCACTTGCACTTATGTCACCTGAGGCTGTTAATGCACCTTCTACATTAAATCCTCCTGCTGCTCTAATTATTGGATTAGTAGAAGTAGTTTTGCCTAAGAAATGAGTATTTGAAACATTATATCCAGGATATATTTTACCATTTCCACGCCATCCAATACCTGCTACAAATCCACTTGCACTTATATTACTTGAGGCTGTTATGTTACCGGTGGTATAAATATGTCCTCCAGATCCAGTAACTATCAATCCACTACTTCCTGATGTTGTTTTGTTTTCTATTGTAACACCTTGTTGAAATACAGTATCAGCATTATGTTCAATTAATGATGCTGTATTGAAATAATTAGTTGTACCACCTATAGTAACTTTATCTGTACTTCCTATGGATTGAAAAACAGTTGCTCCATCCGTATTAATAGTTACATCAACATCTAATGCATTTGGATTAAGGCCTATCGATGGAGATCCAAGACCTGCAATCTGAAACACATTACTTCCATCTGCAAAAATTTGTACATAATCATCTGTAAAGAAAGCGTGATCATTTGTTCCGGCTCCAATTTTAAGATTATTTGATATTATCTGATTTGGTTGAGATATGGTTCCGGATGCAAATGATAAGCTTTGACTTAAAAACATATCACCACTTGCACTTATATTCCCCGATGCCGTTACTGGACCTATTATTTCAACACTACCTGTTAAGTGAGTTAACCCATTTACCATTAGTTGTTTGTCATAAGTACCTGTTATACCATAATTATCAGTAGGCCATTTATTTGCATTATATCCAATTCCAACATGGTCTCTAAATGCAAAAGCATCATATTCCGCGTTCATTACCATTACCGCTTGATTATCAGAAAATATTTTGAAATCTACATCATTTGATGATGCATTAAATTGAATAACTTCAGCACCATCTGTCATGTCCATTTGCAATAGAGAATAATTAGTGCCGGTTCCTGTTATTCCGGAAAATTCTATTAAATCTGGTCCTAATGTAAATCTTTCTCCGTTATCTGATGTACCAGGTGGTTTAGTCATAAACTTGATAGTTTGATGATTTACACTTGGAGCTATCATACCATCATTAGGTAATACAATATTAGATGCATATATATTTCCACTTGCACTTATATCTCCCGATGCTGTTATATTTGTAGCTGATATGTAATTTGTTGAGGTGAATGTATTACTTGTTGATATAGGTCCGGCAGATAAGTTTAAAGAACTTCCATCCAATTTTAATGTATCTGTATCAGTACCTAATATCACTGCAACATTAGATGCATTCTGTAACATTACACCGCCATCAGGAGAATGAACTGATCCTAAGAATCTTGGTGCAATTATATCTCCACTTGCACTTATAATTGCTGATGCAGTTACATTACCTACAAATGTATGAGTATCATCAGACGTATCTCCAAATATATTTGATCCAGATGTTTGTAATATCGATGATGAAACTATCGATGATGTTATACTAGTTACATGTAAACTATTTGCTGAAATATCCCCTACTGTAATATCAGGTGTTCCTGATAATCCTGTTGCTGTTCCTGTCAATGTTCCAACAAAAGAATTTGCTGTAACAGTTCCACTTGCACTTATATTTCCTGAGGCTGTTATATGAGTAGATGTTTTTATATCTCCAGTAACTGTGATGGTCGAGGGTGGAACTACAAGCCAATTAGGAGTACCTCCAGTTCCAACTTGTATGTTTCCTCCTACATTCAAATTACCTTCATTAGTTGTTTGACCATCAACTTGTAAATTATCATCTATTTGTACATCATCACTTGAATGAAAATGTTCAGCTGTTATTATACCACTTGCACTTATATTGCCTGAGGCTGTTATGTTTCCACCTGCTACATTTAATCCTGTATCTAAAAATGTTAGGTCATTATTAGCATAAGTTATTCTTTTACTATTTACTTGCAATGAAGTTGATGCATCTATATTTGCTGCATCTATACCGCCACTTGCACTTATATTACCTGAGGCTGTTATATTTCCTGTTATATCAACACCACCAACTGCAGTTTCTAATTTTTTATTACCTTTATAATATAGTCCAACATTAAATGCTTCAGAATCAGTTTTTAGAAGTACATTTTGATTTTCATCTAACGCTCTAAAGTTAATTGGATTTCCGCCGCCATTAACTGTAGCAGTAAAAGGAGCACTATCATCATCATGAACTGCAAAGAATGTCATACCACCAGCATCAAAGCTAATCTTATTATTAGTAAAGCGGATTGCCGTATTTTCATCACCTTTATGTGTAATATACTCTTCAGTTGTAATATATCCAAATGAACCGGTTTGTCCTATTAATGTGTTACTTGCACTTATATCTCCTACTACTTCTAATTCTTTTCCAGGTGTTTCTGTTCCTATACCAACTCTATGTGTAGAAGCATCAGTAAATAATATAGTATCGGAAGACCCTTTAATAGTCAAATCTACATTATTATTACCATTATTGAATATAATATCATGTGGAGCAGTACTTGCATCATTTAAGTCTAAATATGATACACCGCCAATATTAAATCTAAGCCTATCATCTGTAAAATTAAGATAAGTGTTAGGATCACCAGCATGATAAATGAATTGGTCGGTAGTTAATGACCCTCCATGTATATCTCCACTTGCACTTATATCTCCGGATGCTGTTATATTTCTAAACTGTACATCATCTGTAGAAGTAAATTGAAGTGAACTAGATATCAATGTCTTACTTGTGTTTAAAGCTTCTACAGTTGTTAATCTAGATTCAAATGAAGAACTTGGTGCTGTAAATGAACCACTAATATCAGAAGCAATTTGTGCTGAACTACTTAATGCTCCTTTAAATATACCTTCAAAAGATGTTCCGGTAAATTCTACTCCAGATATATTTCCTTGTGTTGATATATTGCCACTTGAACTAATAGTTCCTTCAACTTTTATAGGAACTAATGGTTGAATTATATTTGCACTTGGTATATCAAGAACAGATCCTGCTGGTCCTTGTACACCAGCTTGATTAACAGTTACTGACGTGATAGTTACTTGGCCTACATCAACTGTAGTGCCTTTATTGTTGTCAGTGATTGATATGCTAGGATTTGATTCTCCTATAATCACTTCATTGTTATTTTGTGTTATTGAAGTAGGCATAATTATACCGTTATGTTTTTAGATAATTTTATTCGGCCTTCTAGAAGTCTTGTTACTACACTTCCTTTAACTAATTCTAAATCATATTTAGCTTCTCCAAAATCAAAATTTGAAGAACTTGCGGCCGAAATAAATATTCCTATACTTCCAGATGATAAATGAGTTGTTCCATTTGACCCTGACATATTTAATCCTGTGCCGTCGGAATCTATTGGAGATCCGTCCGCAGATGATGATAAACTACATATCAATGTGCCACCATAATCTGTTCTAATTTGCATCCTACCATGATATCCAACTAAGCTTACTGGATCGCCTGCCGAATCTTTCCAATCTATATTTAAATCGGTGGTTGCTCCTTGTTCAATTATAAATGAATATTTACCTGCTGCCATATTTATTCCCTTTCTTATAAATATGAGTCTTTTAAAGATTATATTCTAATATGTCCTTCCGTTTTAAGCAAACCAGTGTGATGTTGAATACTTGCAAGTCCTAATGGAGTAGGAGCCGGAAAATTTTCATATTCTACAGTGACTTCTAGTTGATCAAAATATGCTCTAACAGTGTCTGATGAATCTGGTGCTACATAAGTTAATGTGAAGGCAGACCAATCCCAACCATTAGTTGATGGAAATATCCCTTCGTAGCCAGGAGTTGTTTTACTAAATGAAAATGATTCTGCTACAAATCCTTGATCAATAGAATTAAATGCAGCTCCATCATCTGGCCCGATTAGTCCGCCGGAGTCGGTTCCATAGCTCATTTTAAATATTGAAGCTGGCGAATCTGTATGAAGGCTTGGGTTTGCGAAAAACATAACTGCAGTTACTTTCACTGTGATAATATTATTTACTGAATTGTTACTTTGTACACCTACAATAGAAACTCCGGTGAAACTAAATTCTTCGGATGCGTTTGATGTACGATAGGCTACCTCATCTACAGATAACAATTCATCATGATTTGTATTTATTCCGGTTGTTGTAGGCATTAGTGATATCCATTTAATAATTCTAAAAGATCGTCTATAGCACTATGTCTATGTGAATCTTCTAATACTGTTTTAAACACATGATCAGATGACGTTAATTTTGCCATGTCATGATATGCAGACCAATTTTTATCTTTCAAATCTATTTGATATGAATCTCCACAAAATATCATTTTACTATCTTTTCCTAATCTTCCTATACACATTGCTAATTGAGATCGACTTAGATTTTGAAATTCATCTACAATAACTACTGCATTATCAAAAGTTCTTCCTCTAAAATGTGCTAATGATACTAATTCAATTTGTTCTGATTTTTCCATTTTTTCTAAAATAGGTGGCTTGTTATAAACTTTTCTCATATTAGAACGTATAGGAACTAACCACGGTTCCATTTTTTCTTTTTCTGAACCTGGCAGAAACCCATTATCTTCAGTTGATATTGTTGGTCTTGTTATAATAATTTTATTATATTGTTTTTTAAAAAACTGATCTAATGCAACCTGTACTGCTAATAATGTTTTACCACTTCCCGCCTTTCCTACTACAAAATTATAAGGATGTTTTAAGATTTCTGTTTTAGCTTTTTTTTGTTCATTTGATAATGATATTGAGAAACGAACATTTCCTTTTGGTGGACTTTTTACCATATTATCTTTTACCGCCATTTCATGACTCCTTTATGTTAACTATTTAATATAAATATCTACTTGCACATGTATATACAAAAAAAGACCCTCCGAAGAGGGCCTTTTAAAAATATTTAGATATTAATTAAGAATAATCTTAAATAGTATCTAATCCTTCTACTTGTACTTTACCATAGAATTCTGGTCTTACCATTTTCTTAGCATATCTAGTCATAACACCTTTTCTTGGAGTAAAGTTGTCTGGGTCATATACTAATGGAGTCATGATAAGTGGAATGTACGGAGAATAAACAGCACCTGTTTCTAGGAACTGTGCACCTCTATATCCCATTAATATAGTATTCTCAGTCATATAAGGATTCTTATAAACTTGGAATCTACTATTAATAGCACCTACTTTTTGTACACCCATTGCAAATTGCATTTTGTCACCATCTGTATCAGCTGCATATCCTGGAATTGATTCTAGGATTGTTGCCACAGTTGGAGAACATACTAAGAAGTTTGCACCTCCTCGTAATGTTAACTGGTGAATCTTGTTGCTTACTTTTTGGATCTTAGTTCCTAAAGTTTGGAACCATGTACCTTGGTTGTAAGCTGCAGATGAGCCACCATTGTTAACAAATGAATTTGAACCTGCATCAAAATCAAAGCCAATTCTTGCAGACCATTTATCAGTTGTTTGTGCATTACTGATTAACATGTCTAAAATTTCTAAGTCAATTTCTTGAGAAACATACTCAGATAACATAGAAGTTAATTCAGCTTCAGCATCAATACTATGATAAGCATTAAGGTCTTGCGCGAACTCAGGAGTCCAAACAGCCTTTAGCTTTCTAGTCTTAGCAACAATTGCCTCAGATCTTAACTCAAGGTTAATTTCTGGAATAGCAAGATTGTTAGAAGCATTTGAAGCAGCTCCAGGATCTTGATCCTCAAAGTCACCTCTTGTAATATCTGTTGGTTGCTTAGCATATACTAATTCATATGTTCCACCACCAGCTGCATTACCAATACCAGTACTAGCAACTAAGAATTCTACGTGAGAATTATTAGCAGTTGTTCTAGTAAACTCAGGGAATACAGCTGTAATTCCTGAACCTGATATGTTGTATGATCTTACTGCATTGAAATCAGGATTAGTCAACGACGCAGATGGTACAGAAACAACCACGTGGCTACTTCCTAACTGAGATGCTGAAAATTCTGAATTGAATTGTGTAAAGATGTTAAATGCAGTTTGTGACATTGCTCCGTCACCTTCAGCAAATAAGCTAGTTGTAGTTGATATCGAACCAGTTCTAATATCAGTTACAGCCGCGCCTAATGCATCAGATACTGTAGCATCATTTACAGAATAACCATAACGTCCAGTACCATAAAGACCTTCAGTTGCAGTTGCAGTTCCTCTTCCAGCATCAGTAACACCAAATACAGAATCATTCTGTGATGTTCTACCCGCACCAGTTAAGAAATCATTTCCAAATGCACCATTGTCAAAACCAGTTGACCCTTGTGCAGTACCATATTTAAAGTCTAAGTAAAATACTAGACCTGATGGTAAGTTCATTGGTTGAACAGATACAAAATCTTTTGCAGCTATCTCAGCAAAAATTCTTCTTACTAATGGAAGAGCTACCCCTGCCCATTCTTCAGAATTGCTGTCGCCACCTGTTGAAGATGCTTCTGTCACCAATTGCTTAGCTTGGTTCTCTAATAGAACGGCCATGCCTTTTCTTTCAACCTCAGAAGAAATACCTTCCAAAAGACCTGTTCTTTCCCACTTCTTTTCAAGTGCGATAGCAGCAGCATTTTGGTTAGCTCTTTCATTTTGAGGTAATAGTGAATTTACATTCATTTCTTTTCTCCTTTAATTTTAGAGATTAGCTAACTTCTTCCATCTAGCTGCTAAATCATTACCTTCAGAAATTACTTTCTTACTTGGTTTTGTTGAGCGACTAGGCTTTGAAGCATAGCTTTCTTTGATTGTTCTTTTTGTTCTTGAACCAATCGCAAATGATTCAGACAATGTAGCAAATACTAATTTAACTTCTCTCAATGATTGAGCTCTGTCAAAGTTTTCAATTACTTTCATTTTCTGATTTTCATTTAATGAATGATTTCTAAACAATTTGTTTGAGAATAATAGTTTTGCGTTTAAAAGATTAACTTCATTGATTTTAGATTTTAAGAATCTGATAACATTGTAAGCTTCTTCAAGCTCTTTTTCTTCTGTTTCTTCAACTTTTTCGTCTTCATTTTCAGTTACTTCTTCTTCACCCTCTTCTTCTCTCAATGCACTAATGATCTCATCTAGCGATACTTCTTCATCTTCTTCTACTGGAGCATCTTCGCCCTCAGCTTCAGTTAAATCACCTTCGCCAGGATCTTCAGTATGATCATCTGCCATAGTACCTTTGTTATCACCAGAACCAAGATTAGTTGAATCAAGATCTTCATCTAATTCATCTTCTAATTCTTTAATGATAGCTTCAAGTTCTAGATCCTCTTCTTCGTCCATGTCTTTGTCACCTCTACCTTCTTCAGATACTGGCTCCTCGTCACCATGTTCGCCTTCAGAATGTACATCAGTTGGATCTTCGTCAGCATCGTTCATGCCTCTGCCTTCAGCAGCTACAGGTTCTTCAGCTTCCATTTCTTCCGAATGTACATCAGTTGGATCTTCATCAGCGTCATTCATACCTCTGCCTTCAGCAGCTACAGGTTCTTCAGAATGGTCCATTTCTTCCATTTCTTCTTCCTCAGCTAATTTAGCAGATAACATTGATTGAATTCTAGGAGTGAATGCTTCTTCCAAAGCAATTTTTGCGTTAGCAAGTGCAGTTTCTCGTACGGCTTTAGCGTCTGCAATTGCCTCTTTTAACAAATTTGAATTTGCCATAGTTTTTCTCCTCTTATTTAATTTGGAAATAAGGCTATTAAGAGCCTCAATTGAATGCCGATTGCATTCTAATGTATAATTTATTGAGTGACCATATATTAGGATACGGTATCGTTCATTAATATATATGCTACGAGACTGGAAAAACTTTATTAAATGTAAAAAAAGTGCCTTTCAGCACTCTTTTTATTAGAAATTTCTATGATTAATCAGAATTTTGATCTGATACCCATTGGAAGTATTTTGCACGTTTCATCATTTCTCGCTTCTTAGCTGATTTAGGAATATAATATCTACGGTCTTTTAACTCTTGAAGTTTTCCAGATTGTTTCAATTCCTTTTTAAATGATCTTAGTGCATAACTAATATCACCATTTGGCTGTTGTTTTGTTTTTATAACACGCACGCCTACTGCTCCTGGTAGTATTGATTTCTGCCTTTTCATTTTTTTATTCATATAACTAATTTATGTTTATAACTTATAATAATATAAAGAATAATTTTCAAATAACCTAATATATTATACTGTTTTTGAATCTTCTAAAGATGGTCCACGATCTGGTGTTCCATCACCTAAATTACTATCATCTTCATGAATTCTATCTTCTAATGCTTCACCTATCTTGTAATATCTATTTAATACAGTACCCATATCTTCATATGCAGATTCTAACCTTTGTTGCAATCCATTCATCTCACCTGCAGTCTTTTCAAATACTTTCATAGCCTCATTCATTTGTTTCATATGACGAGATACTGTTACATTATCAAACCAATGTTCTGATTCATCGATGGTCATTTTTTCAGCCTGTTCTACCACGCTTTTAAGGGTTGTAGTGACCTCTTGTAGTCTTGCATTGGAATATACCATCTCCCCTAACTTATGAAAATTGGATACTACTTCTAAAAATGATTTTTTTTGTTCTTTAGTCATTTTTTTATCTTCATGATTTTCTTCACCAAGATACTTTTCATTAATTAACTTATATAATCGATTTTCTAATTTCATTGTATATTCTCCTTATTGGTCAAATTCTTTTCTTGACTTAGCACGTTTCAATAAGTTTTGAATGCCTTCTAATTGTTTAGCAGCACCATTAATATATCTACGAACTTGATTTGCAGCTCTTTCAGCATTATCAGATACCATACCATAAACTTCTTCATCTTCTGCTAGGCCATCTAACGTTTGAAGTAATTCATATTCCATTTCTTCTATTACTTCTTGAACACTTTCAACTTGTTTTTCAAAGTACTCATAATCAAATTGTCCTTCTGTTCCCATTTCTGGACGATCTGCTTCTTTTAATGAATGAGCTTTTGTTGTATCTTTTAATGTAGGTAAAGGTTGTCCAGGTTTTCTTTCCCAAGCAAATCCTTCTAATAATTTTTTTAGTTTCATTATTTAGTCCCTTTTGCTAACCCATCCATTTTCTTTTCTGGCTTTCCATTCTTACCTATTGTTTTATACTTACTATTAGCCATTTCATGACCTAAGTTACCTTCTCCTTCGCCTGATAAAGGATCAACAGTTTTTCCGGTTCCTATTTGTCCTTTTTTATTAAAAGGTCCATATTGTGATTGCATATCTTCTAGTGCCATAATTAAAACTCCGTTATAATATCAGTTATTATTCTTTCAACACCGGCAAACTTATTTACCGTTATTTTTCCTTTTGATTCATTTACTGGAGAAAGGAAAGCTCCATGAGTCGATGGATTTGAAACAAAATCAAAAGCAATCAATTCAAAATCTGGTTGTACTTGTAATGTACTATCGCCTTCTCTCATTACTTCTTTTACTGAACCCATACCTCTACTTGATATACCTAATCTAATTCCAGACTTAAATAATTCCTTAAGGATGTTTCCTGCAGGCGTTCCTAATACTTCTACTTTACCTACTAAATCATCTCCTTTCCAATTCATGCCTAATACGTTATGAGAAACATTATTAAGATTAACTACTGATGAATCCGGATGATCTAATTCTCCCAATGCTCTTCTTTCTGCAACAAATTCTTGAGAATATTTTTTTGCTTCTCTCATCAATGTTTCTTTTGGATAGATTCTACCATTTTGGTTTTTAGCTTCTGCTCTTTGAAGTACTCCTGATACAATTAACTTTCCATTATTCTGTGTTAATGACTCATTTATCGCTTGAGGCGATACTTCAAATACTGTATAATCTACTAATAATTGTTTATCCATTTGTCTATCCCTTATTATATAATCCTGAATTTAAAAATGCAACATGTTGTTCATATCGCCTTCTTTCATCAGCAAATTTTTTCTTTTGTTCTGCTAGAGTTAAATTTTTATTTTCTTTTGCTTTTAAAAATTGTTGCCAAGTCCTATTTAATATCATTGTGACAACTCCTTTAATCGATTTGCTATTCTAGTCATTCTTTCATTTATTTTTGCAAAACGATTTCCTGTTGATTTCCAAAAGTGAGATGCATCAACTCCCATTTCTGTTTTAAGTCTTATATTGTTATGTACAATTTTTTCCATTTGTCCTAACATTTTATTAACTTCAGAAATTCCTCTATTAACTTTTTGTTGAGGTGTAGATGTAGGATCTTTTTTAAATTCTCTATATGATACTTCATGAAGTGCTTTAGACATCTTCATAAATGTAGATTCTTGTTTTACTTTTTTATATCCTAATTTTTCAGCACTACCTTTTTCATCTTCTTCTTTACCAAATGCATAAGGTGTTTTAGGTGGACCTTCTCCTCCATCTAAATT